AATTTCCCCACTAAGTAACACAAACCGATCCGGCCGCCTCCCAGTCGGCAAAGTGTCACACGGTTTCGTTTCGGACCTCAAAATCGTGTATTGTAGACCTATGAACAAAACCAACCTTTTTTCCGATTCCAACCTGACCGAACTTCAGGATTTTATGTTTGACACTATGCTACCTGCTGAAATGTGTGTAGATTGGTTCTGCGAACGTTTCAACGTTAATGCAACTGATGAAGTCATTGATTTCGTCGTTGATTCACACTTTGCATTCTTCGGTAACTAACACTTACTCATCTCTCACTAACTAACACTTTTTAAAATGGATTACGACACTTTCGACACTGACATTTTCTCTGAGATTAATGATATGCCAGGAGAGATTTACGATGTGATTGAATACAAAGAAGAGGGAGAAGATGATAAGAAGTTTGATGTAGAAGGTTACATCAAAGGGAAATTAGACTACTAAGTAACACTTACTCACTGCACTATCTAACACTCTCTCATTCAAATCATGAACTACACTCTCAAGCAACTTCAAGACCGAGTATCATCTATGATCAAAGAACAGGGGGAGGATGCAGAATGTGCCGCATGGATTTATACGAAGGAAGATATTCATATGAAGGATGAAAATGGTGAGGTTGATTATGATATTGAGGTGAATGACCCTAAGTTAGTAGAAAGAATCTTTGATGATGTTGGGCAGATAGATTACATCTACACTATGATTCAAGACTGTGTGGATGAGGTTACAGAGGAGCAACTGATGTTACAACAGCAGGAATTAGTGTAGACTAAGTAACACTAACTGTAGTATCACTAAATGATACTCAGGTCGGCTGCCTCCCAATTCGTAGATTGGCACAAGCAACCTTAAGGTTTTCTTTCTGAGTTTTGTATCGCAGTGAACTACCAAATTCTGGAATCCGTGCCATCATACAGGTATGAACAAAACACAAGCGATTTCAATCCTTTCCGCCCAATTCGGGGCAACCTACCAAGGTTCCAACGTTTGCCAGATCACTGGCAACCTTGTAGAGGACATTATGAACGAAGGAGACGAAGGAAAGTCCTTCCACAAGTGGAACACCGCTCCTCTTCCTACCACGGTTGAAGATTCCAACCTGATCGGGTTGGCAGAGTATTACCTCAAAAAAGTAGCATAGTTAAGTGATACGAATTCGTATTACTTATTGATACTGATACGAATTTCTTCTGTTCTTTCTTATTATTTTCATGCGTATCTTTCTTTCTGCCATTGTTATTTTGTTGGGTGCCAATCTTCTCATCGATCTGCTGGATTCTGATATGATGGAAGTCATCAACGAAAGAAACGAAACGATTCAACGTCAGATCGATGCAATGTGAAACTTAGACCTGAACGTTGAGTAACACTAACTGTAGTGTCACTAAATGATACTCAGGTCGGCCGCCTCCCAGTCGGCAAAGTGTCACAAGGTTTCGGCACAGGGTCCAAAATCGTGTATCTTAGAAGAGTCAAAGGAATTCAACCAAAAATGCCTGGACCTCTTGCCGTTATCGCTGCCGCTGGAATTATGTTCACTTTCATTTGGGCAGTTTGTAAAGTCTTCAAACTTGATCCCACTCGAACAGCAATACAGGATGAGGATGGATTCGTGAGCGGGTTCATCCTTGGTCAGATCGTCCGTGACAATGACAATTGGTAAGGTGGCACACGGTTTCGTTTCGGACCTCAAAATCGTGTATCTTAGAAGAGTCAAAGGAATTCAACCAAAAATGCGCAAGATCGAAACCCAGATGAATCAGGCAATCACCAGCAACGCTCAGTTTTGGCAGAACGCCAACACGCGGGTTGAGTTGATCGATGGCGTTTCAAAGGTCTACCTACACGGCAACCTGATCGCTGAGGTTGACGAAGATTCGATGAAACTCTACGACGGCGGATTCCAGAGCGTCACGACAAAGAGCAGACTCAACGCTCTCTGTAATGAATTCGGTGTTGCTGGAGAGGGAGTATTCCAGAAAAATTTTGAGTGGTTCATCCGTCTGTGGAACGGTACAGAGTTTTTCACTACTGAGTTCCGTTCCGGTATGCGGTTGGCATAGTGGCACAAGACCCCTTGATTTTCCCCCTCAGATCTGCAATACTAACAGTATGAAAAACAAGCACATCGAACACCCCGAAGATCTGATTCTCACCGGGGACCTGAGCGTTTTGGATCTGCTGAGGACAGAGGGGCACCTAAGCGTCAAGATGGACGGGGCACCTGCCATCGTATGGGGAGAGAATCCAGCGACGGGTAATTTCTTTGTGGGCACTAAATCCGTGTTCAACAAAATAAAGATCAAAATCAATGAATCGCATCAGGACATTGATAGGAACCACACGGGCAATGTTGCAACAATCCTCCATAAGTGCCTTGACTATCTTCCACAAAACGGAGGTATCTTTCAGGGGGACTTTATTGGTTTCGGTGGCACTGATGAATACACACCGAACACAATCACCTATCAGTTCGATAACATTGTAGAAGAAGAAATAATTGTTGCACCCCATACGTATTACACAGCAGAGAGTGATTTAAGAGACGCAATTGCACACCCGCTGAAGTTCACTATCACAGACACATTCTATTGTAAGTTTGTGAAACCTCAGGCAACGATTGCGTCTGGTCGTTATGATGATGGACTGGAGAGATTCCACGACTTAGACGATGTAATCGCTTTCGCTAAGGTAATGGCACAGAACGTTGAGTTTGTATCAGATAAGGATGCCAAACTGATCAAACAGGAACTCAATTCCTGCATCCGTGAGAATCGTCCCGTGATTGCTTCGACCTTTATGAATGAGAATCTCATCAGTTTCTGGTTGTTAGTTAAGTCGATCAAAGAGGACGCTATCTATCTCTGCCGGAATAATGGACCGAAGGCATACATCGGACAAACTCCAATCGGTGGTGAGGGTTATGTCTACTCCAATGAGTTCGGTACAGTTAAACTGGTCAATCGTGAGCAGTTCAGTTATGCAAATTTTAACAGCGGCAGGTTCGCCAAATCTGTGTGACGGTCAGCGAACCGGTCCAATATCGGTAGACGGACCCCCTCTACCGACTACAATACAAGAGAACACAACACAGGACACAGAATGAACGGTTGGGCAAACTACGAAACCTGGAACGCTTCCCTCTGGGTGCAGAATGATGAATTCCTCTACAACACCGCTCGCGCTTGCGTTCAGTTTGCCGAAGGAGAATCACCTTGGTCTAAATTCGTTCGCTGTATGACTGACGGACAGATCGGTCGTTTTCTGGGTGCCACTGGCGACGGCGTTAAGTGGAACGATCCCGCGATCGATGCCGCTGAGATGGATGAAATGATGGCAGAGTTAGTCTGAAGAGATTCTTAAGAGGGTCGCGATGACCCTCAGAATCGACTAGCATAGGCACAGCAAACAAACAAACCAACCCGATGACCTACAGCACCACCAACGGCGTCACCCTCACTGAAGCACAGCAAAATTATCTTAAGGCATTTGATGCGCTTTATGCTGCGGCAGACGAACTGAAGGCAGGTGATCCGATGTCATATGCTCGCAGTCGTGAGATTCATATGGCGTGCTTGTTGGGTCATAGCGTGGCAGATACCTACAGCGGTGCGGATGCCTACGAAGCAGACGGCACCCCTGTAGAGTACAAATCCACGATCGGAAAAAACATCAGCGCAACGTACAACGGCATCAGCGTCCAACCAAGTTGGGAGGATCAAGAGGCATATCTGATCGACCACAAAATCGGTTGCTATGCCCGCCACTATTACGCCCGCTATGAGGGGTCCAACGTTGCGGAAATTTGGGTGATGGATTCAGACACCGTTCTGAGTCTGCTTCTGCCTAAGGTCTCCAAGCAATACGAAGGCAAGCGCAGCGGCAACGCTAAAGATCCTAGGATCGGTGCCACCCTCACCACATCAGAGATCCGCAAGCACGGACGCCGCCTGGTCTGATCGTTCGTAAATCAGCAGGTGCGTTCGTGATTTTGCAGTGCCCCCCGTTGTGGGGGCGTTGCGCCGGGGCGCGTGTGGCTAAAACGCTAAGGTACCATTAAGCTATAAAGTCTTGCTTTTGCCAGCTCTTTATAAACCTCTAATCTTCTATATAAAACAAAAATGAAAATTGAAATACCTTGTATGGAAAAAAATCGCGCAGAAAATTTCACGACTGTAGAGATCGATCCGGTAACGGGTGAGCAAATTTTAACACTTCCCCAGTGGATATGTGATGAGAAGGGATGGTTTGAGGGAACCGAAGTGAATATTGAGGTTGACGCCCTTGGAATCATCATTACGGATGCCGAAGGGTAAACCGTACTGTTGACTTGACAATTACTCTATAGATAGAGTATACTAATTGACGTAATTACACTATTTTAATGGCTAAAGGATTTACTGTTAAAGCAAAATCTCCCACCGTAAGCAAGGAACCCGAATGGGATTACAACAAAGCGAAAGAAATGATTCGCGGTAAGACCATCGTCTTTTGCTTGCCAGGACGGGGAGTATCATATCAATTTTTAAAAAGTTTTGTTCAACTCTGTTTTGATATTGTACAGAGTGGAGCATCTATTCAGATCTCTCAAGATTATTCATCAATGGTCAACTTTGCCCGTTGTAAGTGTCTTGGAGCAAACGTACTACGTGGACCGGATCAAATTCCATGGGATGGTAAGTTGAAGTATGACTATCAGTTATGGATTGATAGTGACATTGTGTTTAACACTGAGAAGTTCTATCAGTTAGTATTGATGGATCAAAACCTTGCTTCTGGGTGGTATTGTACTGAAGATGGACAGACTTCTTCTGTTGCACATTGGATGGATGAAGATGATTTCCGTAACAATGGTGGAGTGATGAATCACGAAACTCTTGAAACGATGTCAAAGCGTAAGAAACCTTTCACTGTTGACTACGTAGGTTTTGGATGGTTGTTAATCAAGAATGGTGTTTTTGAGCATGAAGAGATTAAGTATCCTTGGTTTGCACCAAAGATGCAAGTCTTTGAATCAGGTGAAGTACAAGATATGTGTGGAGAAGATGTGAGTTTCTGTTTAGATGCAAAGGAAGCAGGATTTGAGATTTGGTGCGATCCTCGCGTCAGAGTTGGTCACGAGAAGACAAGGATTCTTTGATGTCTAACGATCAGTACACAATTTCTATCAAAGGAAAGAAAGTTTATTCAAACTTAGGTGTATATGAGTATATGGATCTTATGGAGAATCTGTCGATAGAGTTTTATCAGACGGGTTCTCCAAATCCTTCCGATATTAAGACAACAATTTACAACGAACAGAGAGGAATTAACAATGGCTAAAGCAACTGGTGGACTTGTGAGAGATAATTGGTCTCCTGGTCCACCGAAGAAAACTCGTCAAGGGAATGGTAAAGGAACTAAGTACGCCGCGTCGTCTCGCAATAGTGCTAAGAAAATATACCGTGGACAAGGTAAGGGGTAAATAACTGCGTTAGTAAGTGCAGTAATGTTTTGTAGAATTAAATTAAAAGATACAAACTATCAGGAAGTTTCTAACTATAGACTTCTTGATAGTTCTTTTTATATGGAATGCTTTGAGATCTATCGTAAGTATTGTGAGTACAAAGAGTTTGATAGTGTCATACCAATCTTTCGTGAAGAGTTCGAACAAAACAATAGTGATATTGTTGGATATTATGATGCTGATAAACTTGTGGCATTTTCATTAGTTTATCGTTTTGATAGTGTGAATTCTGTTTTTGCCGATCAGTTTGCCTGGGATTATGAGAACCCCAAATTATACATTGGTAAGAAATCTCTCAAAAATGAATGTGCAATATATAAAAAACTTGGATATGATTATTTTTATTTGGGAGAAGATTCGGATTACAAATCAGAATTAGACGGTTATGAAGTATCACAATTTTTTAAAGAATGGCAAAATTAATTGCAAACCTACCAACTAAAAAGGTATGGGTTAGAAAGGAATATCTTCGGGATCTTAAAGATGGGTATGGGGAATATGTAGAAGGTATTTGGGTATGTGCTAAGTCTATTCAAGGACGTGCATTTTATTTCGAAACCTATCTACCAGAATATGGTGCAATGTT